TTTAGCGAGTATACTTGTATATAAATATAAAGGTAAACTTACACCAGTTGAAATCAGGCAAAAAAACAAAGAAAAACAACAATATATTTTAGAGAGAATAAAAAACTTTCAAATATCAAAACAACGAGCACAACAAGAATTAATTACTGGGTTACCTCATTGGGAAAATGAACACAACCTTTTACATTCACGTCCTAGTCTATGATTTTATCGTGTTATTTGCTAAAAAAAATAAATTATTTACTATACTATTATATATAATGTCAAAAGAGGAATTGCCTACTATTACTGATGCTTTAAATGAATATTTTAGATTAAAAGAAAAGTTTGAAAATGAAATGGATGGTAATAAAAGAAAAATTATCAATAATAAAACTCTAAGTAAAAGAGAGAAACGTTCTAAATATTTAAAATTAATGCCAAAATGTGTAAATTGTAAACGCCCATCAAGAAAAGGCACCATATTTTCAATTACTTATGTCCCATCCAATGAGAAAACTGACACCCATAGAACATTTAAAGCACATTGTGGTGATTTGGCTAATCCGTGTAATTTAAATATACAAATAAATATTGGTTCTCTCGAATTACTTGATGACGCAATTAAAAATATTAGAAATGAAATAACAATCCAAAAAAATAAAATAATAAATGATAAAAATAAATTGTTGTTTGGATTAATTTCAACTGAAAGAGCTCTTGAAGATTTTGATAATAATAAATCATTTATAACAGATTTAACTTCTGTTTATGAAGAATATTTAGACAAATGGAATAAAGAAATTGATAATCCAGAAAAAATAAGAGAGTTGGATGAAGCATTGGTACAGTCTTATGAAAGCATAAATACTATAAAAGAGTGTATTAAGAAAATGAATGAAACCAATGATGTAAAATTTGCGAATGATGCCGCCACAATTTATACCACCATTTTGCAACCACTTCTTGATAAAATTCGACAATTAAAATATCAACAAAATATGGTTTTTAATGATAACAGTTATTGCAAGTTAATTCAACGAAAATATACTATTGATACCATGTTAATTTCTGGTTATGAATCCGCTGTAATTGCTTACGATGTGGGGTTAAAAGCAAAGACAACTCCAAAAAAAACTGGGTTTGTTATTGAGTCTGAATCACCACCAGAACAAGAAATGCCACAAAAAAAAGAATTATCTATTAAAATACTACAAGAAGAACCACCTTCAGATGAAAATGTCAATCCGCAAATATAAATCTAAATAAATCTAAATCACGAAATATAAAAGAATTTTCTGTTCTAATTATATGCTGTTACATTATATCTCACTACAGGCATTTTTAATAAGTTTTGCGATTGGACTTTTTTTTGTTTATATAATGGGTCCAGAAATAAAAACAATTTATGTTTATCCAACACCTGAAAATGTCGAAAAAATTTTATTTAAAGACAAGGCTGATAATTGTTTTTATTTTCAGGAGGAAACAGTTGAATGCCCAAAAGACGATAAATTAATATCGCAAATTCCCATTCAAGCCTAAACCAGCCTATTAAAACTTTAGGATGTCTTATAAATTTCATCCGGTTCAACTAAGGTGTAATGTAAACAAAAGAATTAAGATTATGGAATATTTATAACATTATAATATAAATGAATATGAATCTTGGAAAATTTATTCATACCGAAAGGGGTAGAATAATTATGTCAATTTTACTTGGCTTTGGGTTAGCCTCTTTATTTAGAAAAGTGTGTAAAGGTAATAATTGTCTGGCTTTTCATGCACCACCTTTAGATGAATTTAAAGACAAGATTTATAAAAATAACAATGGAAAATGTATAAAATATACTCCCATTGCTACAAAATGTTTGTCAAATTCTAAAATTATTTCATTCGAATAAATATTTGCGTAATTATTATAATCAATCATTCTTTATAATAATTATGAGCGACTCAACCAATATCTTAGATTTACCGACTGACCCTGTTGGCGGAGGAAACATTTCTATGAAAGCACAAGAAAGTCTAGCACAGCAACCAGGAACAGGAATGCAACAGCCAGGAATGCAACAGCCAGGAATGCAACAGCCAGGCATGTCTTTAGACCAAACTACTATTAATCAAATTGTCAGTGGATTACAACAAGCCAGTTTAACAGGTTCAACTCAACTTCCATCAAGAGATATTTCAATGTCGACGTCAGGTCTTAGCGCGGACCCCCAAGTTATGCCAAATTATGTTCCGCCAATATCTTCTCAACACCAGGATTATATTAAAAATTACGAACAAGCAACGGACATGATTCATAGTTATAATAATGGGAAACAAAGCAGTGATTCACTTGATGATATGTATAACGAAATACAAACTCCTGTATTATTAGCAGTTTTATATTTTTTATTTCAATTACCCTTTTTTAAGACGATTTTGTATAGTTATATTCCTTTTTTATTTTCGAATGATGGAAACTATAATATTAATGGGTTTTTGTTTACAAGCATTTTATTTGGATTATTATTCCACTTGTTAATGAAAACTACTTCTTATTTTGGAACATTTTAGATTTTATACATATATAAAACGATTTAAATAGAAATCCATCTATTTTATAACAATGGCATCATTTATGGATTCCATTAATTCAACAAAACATTATATAACAAATATGATACTTTTTAATCAACTAAAAACAGGTGATCCAATTGTCGACACATTTTTAACAACCCTTATATTAGGGTTTTTGTCGTGGTTTATTAATTGGCTACATAAAAATGAAATTAATGCCTCGTTATTAAATAGTTCTTTTGATGATATTAAATCTATTTTTTTAAAAAAAAATATAATTATAATTGAAGGATATAAAAGTTCGTGTGTTTCTTCTTATTCGCAGACGCAATGTGTGTCATCTGTTTATAGTGACCGATTTAAGGCACTTTTAGGCTATATTATTAAAAATATTGAAAATAACACTTCAATCAATATAATTAAAGAAAGTCATACAAATTGTCAAACAACTTTAAACTTATTTGAAAGATATAAATCAACAGATTTATTTATGGTTTATCAAAATAAATATTTTTTATTAGATAATAACATTTATGCAAAAATTAGGACAGAAAGTGAAATGAAAAAAGACGACACTGAAAAACTATCGGTAAAAACAGATAAAATAACCTTGCATATTTATTCATATACACATTCAATAACTGAATTAATTCGCTATATTGATGCTATAACTGAAAAATATGTATTATCAATTAAAGACAGCCGATTTAATAAGAGATTTGTCTATTCGATTCATGCACCTGCTTTTCATAAAAAAGACGCTTTAGCATGTGATTATTGGAGGGAAAATATATTTGAAAGTTCACGCACATTTAATAATATTTTTTTTGACAATAAAAAACAATTAATTGATAAGATTGACTTTTTTTTAAATAACAAAAATTGGTATTATGAAAAAGGGATTCCTTATTCGATTGGGATTGGATTACATGGTCCACCAGGAACAGGAAAAACCTCTTTTATCAAAGCATTAGCAACCTATACAAATAGACATATTATTCAAATTTCATTAAAAGAAATTAAAACAAAAGCTCAATTGGAACAATTGTTTTTTGAAGATACATATAATAATAATAATCAATTTCATTCAATTTCTTGGGATAAGAAAATTATTGTATTTGAAGACATTGATTGTATTGGTGATATTGTTTTATCTCGTGAAGAAAAAAATAAAAAAATAAAAAAAATAAATGAAAAGAAGGAGGATTTACCCATTAACACCATTATACAAACTATTTGCGAGCTTACTGAAACAACCCAAAATGTGTCTCCAACAAAAGACCCCCCTATAACATTGGACGATATTTTGAATTTATGGGATGGTATTAGAGAGACACCAGGAAGAATTTTAATAATTTCTTCAAATCATTACAATAAATTAGATCCAGCATTAGTTAGACCAGGAAGAATTGATATAACACACGAATTAAGTAATGCGAGTCATCAAACAATTTCAGATTTATATTTACATTTATTTGGTAAAAAAATAGATACAAAACAATTATCAAAAATAAAGCAACATTTTTATTCCCCAGCAGAGTTAATTAATATATATGTTTCAAATAAAAACGAAGTTGATTTTATGAATAGACTTCTTACAAATACAAAAATTTAAAACATTGTTTCGTTTTATTGTTTCGTTTTATTATTTCGTTTTATTATTTCGTTTTATTGTTTCGTTTTATTTATATATTTATTTTAAACTTGAGTATGATTGATGAATATGTCAATAAATTAATAGAAAATTTGCCAGAAGAAACCAAAAAGTTACAAAACATTGATTTAATATTAGATGGAGGATTGTTTAATGGAAGTTATCTTGTTGGCGCTCTTTATTTTTTGAAAGAAATGGAGAGAAGAAAATATATGAATGTAGACCGAATTTCTGGGTGTAGTATTGGTTCTTTAGTTGGTTTTTTATATTATATTGATTCTCTCGATTTAATGCCTATACTATATGAACTAGTTAAACAAGAATTTAAGAAAAAGTATACATTAAATGTGATTAAATCGCTTAAGTTGCACTTGCTTGGAAGAATACCAAAAGATATATGTTTGAAAATAAATAACAAATTGTTTATTTGTTATAATAATATTAAAACTCATAAAAAAATTGTAAAATGTACTTATAAAAATGTGGATGATATAATAGATACAATAGTTAAATCATGTTACATACCTTTTCTAATTGACAACAATATGCTTTATAAAAAAAAATATATTGATGGAATAAACGCGTTTATTTTTAAAAAACAAATAAATAAAAAAATTTTACATATGGAACTATTTGGGTACGATAAATTTGCCAGTGCATTAAATATTAAAAACGAGAAAACAAATTTTCACAGAATATTATCTGGATTATTAGACATTCATTCTTTTTTTATTAAAAAAACCAGTACACCAATGTGTAGTTTTGTTGAAGATTGGAATGTTTTAAATAATTGTAATTATAGGATTAAAATTCTTTTTGAAAGTATATTGGTATATTCAATTTATATTATGATGTATAGTAAAAAACTTTTTCCAAAAGAATTTCATACCAATATAATTGTTACATTAATGTCAAAAATTACTTTTGATATATTTAGCACACTTTTAGAAACTTATTGTTTATAAGTTTAAATAATTTATTTGTAAAATAGTACTATAATAAATGAATTTCGATTCAGTTGATATAACAGATTCTGTTTTTTCTTTAAAACAAGAGCATTTACCAGAAATAAATAATGCTGAGAATGCGTATATTTATATTGGGGCAATTTATATCGGAGCAATTGTTTTAATTTTATTAATTATTGTGTTTACTTATATGTTTTATAAAAATAAACAAAATAAACAAAATAAACAAAATAAAACAATAGATGATTGTCCTGGAGGGTTTTGTACGATGAATAATCAACACCCCCTGTAATTTCAATAAATATCTTTTTTATTTTTTCTACTTTTTGAGTCATAGATATTAAAAAATCCTGTTTTTTGTTTTTTTAATTGTTTTTTTTTAAGTGTTTTTGTTTTTGTTCCAGTTTTTGTTCCAGTTTTTGTTCCAGTTTTTGTTGTAGTTTTTTTATTTGCAATCTCATCTGGTTTATAACTTAAAAACCATTCTTCAAATAATTTTGTATTATTTGTTTTTTTAAATTCTTTATATTTTGCGGCTTTTTCGGCTTTTATTTCTTCAAGTGATTCTTGATGTCCATAACACGTTATACTAAATCGTTTTAATAATCCTTTTTGTGATAATCTATTTTTTTGTTGGACATCAAAAAGAAATTTCGACATACAAAGTATTCTATCAATAAATTGATTATAATAAGGTTTGTCTGCGTATAAAAAAGCCAAATAAAAACTTAACATCGTATCAATAGAAGCTACTTTAACTTTCTTACCATGCATCATCAACACATTATAACTATGACACCCAATTGGTTTGTAAATAAATAGAACAGAGTCACTACCAATTTTAATTTCATAGTGTTCAGGAACAATCTCTCCAGTAGCCGCTTGTTTTATTATTTTAACATTCTTAACTCCAGTGTCGTCTAGGCGTTCTTTAATAACCTCGGCTGTTGTTTCTGGATTATTTGATAAAACATCAAAATCCGCGACATTTTCTAGTTTTTTTTGTAAATGTTTTGGCATATATTGAGAGTATAGACTATTCGCAAATCCTCCAAAAAATACAACTCCTTGATTTATTAAAGTATTTTTCAATGTTTCATAAATGTTATTTTCACTATCTGTATTGTTCATTTTGCGTTGAAAATTTACTTTATTACAATTAATAGTTGTTAATGGATAATTTTTATTCAATAATGCAAGTCTTTTTAATACTTTTTCCCATCTACTTATATCTCCTGCTGGTCTAGATAATTCAAGATACATATACATTTTTAAAAAATTTGGTGGGGCATATAATATACCAGCAACACTAATTGCGTCTTGTTTAATCGCGCCATATATTTCTTTTGGAAGATATGTTATATCTGCTACCGCCATATAATTTACAAAAACTTTATATGTTCCGTGATGTTGTCCTGATTTTGCTTCTACATCAACAAACCCCTTTTTATAATATATGTCAGCCAATTCTTTAGCATCATTTAATGAATCTTGAGAGAAAAAATCATAATCAGGTACCTCAACCTCTTTATTATAAAATCTATCTCCTTCAGGCAAAATATTATTAATTGCTGTACCTCCATAACAAATTAGTTTTTTTTGTTTTATAAAGTCTTCAACAATATCTATTATTTTTTGGACGTCATCTGAATTTACAACGCGTCTTCCCATTTTTTCTTCCGCTTTATCTAATGCCATACGCAAAATTGCCAATTCACAATCAGCAAATGATAAATCTTTACACATATTTTTTTGTTTTGGCATTCTTATATTATTCAATTAAAATAAAATTGAATAATAAATAATTGTTTTAAATACTTATAAAATATAATTATTATGGAAGAAAAATTGTCTGTTATTACTTCAACTTGCGTCCAAAAAAGAATTAGACAAGAAATTAAACAATTAACAAAATTGCGTGTTTGTATTGAAGAATGCATTGAAATAATCAAAGAACGTGGTCCGGAGTATGGTCCTGAATGTGAATATAGTATCAAATTCAAAAATCAACTTGATAATAAAGAGTATCAATTTATTGTATCAAATAGTTACCCTTTTAAACCACCTAAAGTATATATTAATGATAACCCTATAAATTTTTATCATAGAATTACAAACACAGACTTTCAAAATTCATTATTAAAATACACAAAAATTGAGTGTTTTTGTTGTGAATCCATATTATGTTCTAATAATTGGATTCCTAATTTTACAATGAAAGATATATTTGAAGATATCAATAAATGTCGTGATGCAACTCATCAAGTTGTTGTTCGCATAATTGTATCTATTATTGAAAAAAAGTATTTATATAGCGACGCTAATATTATCAGTTGGTTATATTGAAAACTTATTAAATTAATTAAAAAGGGGGTGTTTAATAAATGTGTTTTTATATTTTTTTACACCTTTCATACATATAATATATGAAGAACTTTTTTAAAAGTTGAAACTGTAATAATCAGTTGAAGCGGTTCTAGTTGCATAAGAATATTCTGGTAATTGAGGAGTTGGAACAGGAATTGTAACCGGTTCATATCTTAAATAATCTGGTTTAAGAGCAAACGCATAACCAGCCCTATCAAAAAATAGGGCATTTTCCATAAGATTATTATCAACCAATTGATATCTCATTGCCACCATTTGACAACCACTTGCCCTACAACCCAATCCACTTGGATTACCTGGATTTGATCCATTATCTGGAATAACAATTGTCATACCACTTTTATTAAATTCAGTCAATTCATTAATATCAGGACTATTTTTTACATTATTGTAATTATATTCTCTCATAAAGATTGAATTGCTTGTTATATTAACATATTCAAGCAAATTATCATTTTCTATAAATGCTGGATTACTTCTGTCCATTATTAAAATGACTTTATTTTGAAGCGACATTAAGGGAACATTTCCTAAATTTTTACCTTCTGTTTCATAACTATAATTCATTCCAAGCATAATATCAGTATTTGACTTGAATATATTTGCTAAATTTGAATACATTTGTTGATTATTGCTTTTACATCTTAAATGAATTAAAACTGGATCCGTTGGATTTGGGCAAGTTGACCCAGAGAACGCATAATTTCGAATTGTATCCATAACAGAAGCAAAATTGACCGAATTAAAGGTTTCTTTAACATAATAACTATCTGATGTACTTGTTGAAACTACCGCTTGATCATTAATAGAATAAATTTCAAAATCTAAACATCTTACCCCTTGTTTAATAATGAATTTTAAATTACATATATTAACAAAATCGTTCTTGTATGAACCACCACTACAAGAATTATACGCGGTTTTAATATAATAATCAAATAAATTTCCACTACAATCTGGGTCTCCAGATGTAATAGGTCTTAAATTACCATCAACGCTTGGATATAATGAACCCATGAAATTGCATTCACTATTTTCCAATCTGCCAAGATAAATCATATATCCCAAAAAAATTATAAGAATTATAAATATAAATACTAGTATCATATAACTCTGGAAATCTTCGTCTAAAGATTTTATTTGTGATAAAAAATCGACTGAATTTGATGACATACTAATATAATATACTATTTTTAATTTTTGTTTGAGATAAAACTTATTTAAGTTATGTATATTGAATATGTAAATCAAGTAATAATGAATATGCTAAACATAATCCATGTCTAAAAGCTTTATTTGTATCATTTAATAATAATTACAATTTTTCAATAAAATTCAAATTTATTAAAATTAACATTAACAATTAACAATTAACAATTAATAATTATATAATCATCTAATTTTTAATTAAAAAAAGTATATATATTATATTTAAATGGCAGGCGGATTAATGAATCTTGTATCAGTAGGACAACAAAATATAATATTAAATGGAAATCCTCAAAAATCATTTTTTAAATGCACTTATAAAAAGTATACAAATTATGGTAAACAAAATTTTAGAATAGATTATGATGGTACACCAACGTTAAGTTTAACAGCAGAAAGTATGTTTACATTTAAAATAAAACGATATGCGGACCTTTTAATGGATTGTTATATTTGCGTAACTTTACCAAATATATGGTCGCCAATTTTGCCACCGCGTGAATACACAAATCCGGATGGTTCAACTGGCTATACAGAATGGGCTCCATATGAATTTCAATGGATAAAAAATTTAGGCGCACAAATCATAAACAAAATAACAATTAATTGTGGTAATCAACAATTACAACAATATTCAGGACAATATATACTTGCTTCAGCACAGAGAGATTTTCAAAGTCAAAAATTAGAGTTATTTAATGAAATGATTGGCAATGTGCCGGAATTAAATGATCCAGCAAATTTGGGACCTCGTGTAAATGCTTATCCAAATGCTTATTATACAACCAGTCCGGCAGGTGCACAGCCATCCATTATGGGACGAACATTATGGATTCCACTTGGTTCGTGGTTTAGTCTTCTCTCTACCCAAGCATTTCCATTGGCAGCTCTTGAATATAACGAGTTGTCAATAAGTGTATCCTTTAAGCCAATAAATCAATGGTTTACAATTCGTGATGTAATGGATTATACAAACAATTATCCGATTGTTGCGCCAAACTTCAATCAATATTATATGCAATTTTATAGATTTTTACAAACGCCACCAGATGAAACATTAGGACCAACATCTTATGTAGACACAAGAACCAACTGGTTTGCGGATTTAAATTTAAATTGTACTTATTGTTTTCTCTCTCAAGATGAGTCCAAAATGTTTGCGCAAAACGAACAAAAATATTTAATCAAGCAAATTTATGAAAAACCATATTATAACGTAACTGGAGCAAACAAGATTAATTTAGATTCGCTTGGTATGGTAATTAGTTGGATGTTTTATTTTCAACGAAGTGATGCGAATTTAAGAAATCAATGGTCTAATTATACGAATTGGCCATATGAATATATGCCTCAAGATGTAGTGCCGGCATCAACTGCTGGGGATATTCCAAACCCAAATCCAAATCCAGGTGGACCATCTCAATTAGGTCCAGGATTAAATCCAGACGGAACATTATCTGGGTTATATTATACAGGTGTTTATAATCCTCAAAATTTAAAAGATATTTTAATAGCAATGGGAATATCATTAGATGGACAATATAGAGAGAATATTTTGCCGGTTGGTGTGTATAATTTTGTAGAAAAATATGTAAGAACGGCAGGATTTGCTCCTCCTGGTTTATATTGTTACAATTTTTGTTTGGATACCGATCCATTTAAAACACAGCCATCTGGTGCGATGAATATGAGTAGATTTACAAATATACAGATGGAATTTACAACCATAACCCCTCCTGCGGACCCTTATGCTCAAGTTTTAACAATTTGCGACCCAAATACAGGCGATATAATAGGCATAAACAAACCAACATGGAGAATTTATGATTACAATTTTAATATGTATTTAATAGAAGAGAGAGTAAATATGGTAATATTTATCGGTGGAAATGCTGGTCTTTTATATGCTACATAAAAAACGACGATTTGAGACAAACTTTTTATATTTATTTTTATTGAATATATAAAAAAATTGTGATCAAAAACTTAAATGTAAGTATATCATATTATTGCAAGAAATGACCGAAAAAGGTTCTGGATGTTCTATTAACGGAAAAAAATATGAATTACAAGTTTATAATATAGTTAAAAATAGTAAATTAAATGGAAATAATTTTAATACACAAAATGAAGATGAGTTGGGTGGTTGTAGTTCTAAAAACGACATAGAATGTAATATGTTATCAGAAAGAGATATATCAATTGAAATAAAAAAATTAAAAACACCAGATTGGATGCAGTGTTCTTTAAAATATGATAATGTAAATAACAAATGGATAGGAAGTTCAAAAAATAAAATACCAGAAGCTTCAAAAAAAGTGTTTGAAGAACTCATTTCAACAATTACATTATTTAATGGAAATATACCCCCTTTTATGTTAAAAGACATAACGCACGAAGAATGGGTAAAGACAAAAAAAGAAACAACAGATTACAACGATAGTTATATTGATTGTCCAAATGATACTATAATGAAGCTATATGGTGAAAAGAATTGTTCGTATATGCAAATATCTGAAAAAGGTTTATATCATTTAGGAAATGATATATGTGATTTTAAAGTTCCTGCCTTTATATGCGAACAGAGATTAAGAGTAAGAACTAAAATACACGAAAAAAAAAATAAAAAGGGGTTTTGTAAATTATCTGTTACGATTGCGTGTCAACCTAAAAATATTAAAAATTTAATAAACAGTGAGTATAGTTTAGATAGTCATATAAAATTACCATTAAATTTAAGTTATGATGATTAAATTATTTGGAAATAATAACAATTTCCGAGGATGCTTTAGTAGTGTTCATTCCATAACTCCAATTTACATCTATTATTATATAATCTTTATACATCTCTCTAATATGCTGGCAATTGTTATATGTAACAATCCAGTTTTTTTTTGTATTTAACAAATCAAATAATAATTTATGATTAAACCCTTCGTGCATATCTCCATTATTTCCATATAGCTTTGATTTACTTTCTAAATAATATGGAGGATCTAAAAATATTAATATTTTATCGTTAGTTAAATTATTTATAAAATCATAAAAATCATTATTGTATATTTCAATATTCGTAAAATCAAGCGCTTCTATTTTATTTATTGATGATGGAGTAAATCTTTTACTACTGGCTTCTTCTGAAAATCCTCCTGACAAAGTTGACCCACTAAATGAACATCTATTTATAATAAAATATTGAATTGATTGTTGTAATATGTTATCTTTTAAATCCATAATTGTATTTCTATAAGCCATAAATTGTTCTTTTGAAACCGACTTGATTTTTCTTAACTCTTCACAAAGTATAGTTTTGTTTAATTTAACTTGTCTCCAAAAATTATATAATGGTGTAAATTTGTCATTTACTATTAACTTTAAACCATATTTGTTCTGTAAATAAAACTCAAGTGAACCTCCTCCAAAGAAAGGAGAAATAATTGTATCAAAACAAGTTATATCAAAATGCTGTAAAATAACATCATCAATAATTTTACATGCTCTTGTTTTTCCACCTGGATATCTAAGCGGTGATATATTAGTGGTGTGAACAAATGATGATGTATCGGTATCCTTAATCTTAACCAAAACATTTGTTGAATTATTTATATGAGTATCATTTTTTGCGTTAATTAATTTTAATAGTTCATCTTTACATTTTGACTTACATTTAGTTATTCCCAATTTATCACATTCAAGTAAAAGTTCCTTTTTAGATAATTCCATTTTTAGCGTATTGTTTGTAATATTGCTTTTAGTATTATTCAATTTTTTATAAAAGAATAAACCATTATTATAATAACTACTCGTAAAAGTAATGATTATAAGATTGCTGCAAATTATTATTTAGTTGAAGATAAAACACAATAAAAAGTTTGTAAAATTTTTAAGTGCGATTCAAGAAGTTTAATGCATTGGGTTGAAAGATATAAAAAAGATGGAAATGTTGATAAAATGTTAAAAGGTGTAAAACACCGATTATTTATAATATTTTAAACTTCAAACAAAATGTCATCAATTATTTTTTTTATAGAACCATTATCTCTTAATTGTTTCATATTCACTCCCTCAGTCTTAATTATTTTTACATTTGAAAAACATTCTATATTTTCACAATGTAGAATATGATGACTATCATTTTTATCTTGAATGCTTGTATCACCGCACAGAATGTATTTTGTATTTTTATTTATTATATTTTTTAAGTTTGAATATTTTAAATCTATTGGATTATTAAGTATTGTCTGTGGAATAAAACTAATAACATTATTTACATTATCACATAATGACCCAAATAAAATAGACGCATAACCGCCAGCAGATGTTCCCATAAATATTACTTTTTTGTAATTTCCATCTTTAATAATTTGATTTAAATGTAAAATAGTACAATCAATATTATTTGTAATGTCCCGTATTCCTTTATGATACCAACATTGATTTTGATCTATATAAAATAATAAATCAAATTCAGTATATATAGATACTAAATAATTTAAAAATTCAAATGGAAGTATTCCTCCAAATTGTAGCGCCATTCCACCAAAACAAACTATTAATTTGTCACTATTGTTAAATATTTTATATTCACTTTTACTCATATAATAAATTAAGAAAATAAGAAAATAAAACTACGCAAATAAATCCCTCAATATCAATATCAATATCAAAATTATAATATATTTGAAACGAACTTAAAGAAAATTTACAACATTTGAAAAATGCAAAGTATTTTGGTTTTCGATTTTTGGACATTTATTTTTGTCCATTTTTAAAAAACCAAAATACTTTATGTAAAATCAACCACTTGTGACCATAAAAAAAAATTAGCGTCACATCTCTAAAAAAATTGGTAAAAATATGAGAGCATAATTTTTTATA